AACCTAGGCAATGACAGAGAAGTCTGGGACAACCTTTTCCACTGGTGTCTAGCCAGGGATAGAAGCGAAGAACTTCTGGACAAGTTCAAGCACCAATACCCACAAGCAATAGCCCTGAAACAAGGAGTGTCGTATGACTGATGTCCACTCATGCAGCTATTACTGCGACAGGCCCGAGTGCATAAAAGCGCAGCGCGACGAACTGCGCGACAGACTGGGAAGCATGACTGACCGAGAACTAATGCAACAGGTGTTTGACGCTATGTCATATGGAAACGCTGCTGAGCGACAAACGGCTAGATTAGCCCTGCGCGAGAGGCTGGCGCAGCCCAATGACTTCAATCCTGACTGGGACGCGATGGCTGTGATGGTGGAAGAACAGCAGCGCATGGCAAAGCGCATAGCGGAGTTGGAGGCGCAGCCAGAGCAGGAGCCGAATTACTGGCTAGGTTATGGATTGCAAGCGCACACAGAAAAACCGTTTGAAGGGGCAACAGCTCTTTACACCGCCCCACCACAGCGCAAGCCGCTGACGGATGAGCGTATAGGTCAGATCGTTGAAGACTGCAAGATAACGCTGGTCAACTATTGCAGTGACGAGAAGCAAACAGAATTTGCCAGAGCCATCGAAGCCGCCCACGGCATAAAGGGGGAGTCATGACTGTCTCATGGTGGGATGTGCTGTTCACTTTTGGTGGGCTAGCAGCGGTTACATGGTGGGCTAGCTCTGCCGACTTTGACAACAAGGATGAAGACAAATGAAAGAGTTTCTAGATGAACGAATCACAGAACTGCGTCAACGATACAAAGACTCAGCAGACATCAAGTGGATGCACAGGTACAACGAGGCTATGCACATCCGTGAGAGGTTTGTCATACGACAGATCGACAGCGAACAAGATGCTGGACAGCGTGAAAGACGGACAGTCCTTGCCCCGGAACATCCTGGATATGTGCCTGACAGCAACGGGTGACTTGCCATGACTGACACACTCAAAGATGAAATCATCGCACTGACGATGGAAGCCGTAGAGAAGGCTTACCAGATGGGCCTGACAGCAGGAGCTAGAGCCGAGCGCGAGGCGTGTGCGAAGCTGATTGAGTCGCGCAAGACCGGCGCGAACGAATTGATGGACGCTGTGCGTGATATGGAAGCAAAAACCATCAGAAAAAGGGGACAAGCATGAAAGAAGACATCATTGCAATGGCGCTGGAGGCTGGGTTTTACAAATTTGACGACAACGGTGACGAGCTTTTGCTGTGCGATTGGGAGGAGCTTAAGAGCTTTGCCGCCCTTGTCCGGGCTGACGAGCGCGAGGCAGTTTGCCGCATCGTTACGGGTCTTTGTATTAGTGACAACAACGCCGAGGAAATTAACCAAGCCATCAGAGCAAGGGGGCAAGTATGAGGCACGAGATTGACTGGAAAAAAGTTTACTGCAAGATTGGAGAGACTGTGCCTGTTTATCCTTTTACGTGGCTTGGTGAGCCGTTTTTAGGGATTGTTGAGAAGGTAACGATGAACAGATATGGCAGAGTCAGCTATGTGATTGGTGGCAGGCAGGTCATGGCAGAAGAGCTGTTGCCTGCGGAGGGTCAGACCAAGCTCAGAATGAGAGCAAGTAAACAAGAAGCAACGAAAGGAAAAATAAACACTTGACAAGCCACTTCTAATCATCTAATCTTCTCATCTCATCCTAACTCAACTGGAGGTTTCCATGAAATTCTGTGTTAACTGTGCCAACTTTGTCCTGCAAGACAAGCTGGAACATCGCCCTGACCTGGGGCTGTGCAGCCGTGTAGACGGTAAACGTGACCCTGTAACCGGAGCCTGGGAGGACGGGCGACAGTTCCAGTGGGCCAGGGTCGTAAGATCGTCCTACGCGACTCCTGGCGAGTCCTTCTGTGGCTCTGAAGGCAAGTATTGGGTAGCCAAGGAGGACGGCAATGTCGGACTTTGACCACTCATTCCGTAAACAAGCATGGTGGTCAGGCGATACCCGCAGGGCTGTCAACGGCAAAGCTAACGAAGTCATCCTCCAAAAGCTCGACATGATGGAGGTAGAAGACCTGTCTGACAACGAGGCTGTGCAGATGGGTCATGTGATGGAGCCTGTTATCGGCAGGCTTGCTGAGCAGAAGCTAGGCGTACAGCTTACAAAGGTAGAAGAGTTCAGGACTCACCCGAAAGAGTCTTGGTTGCGTAGCCACTTTGACTTTGCCGGGGTGCAAGATGGTCAGACGATTCTGGTTGAATGCAAGAACTACAACGCTGCTGTGCGTAGTAAGTTTGATGCGGAAGCTGGAGTCATACCTGCTGCTGACATGGCGCAACTTGTACACGAAGCTGCGGTGTTCGGTGTTAGGAAGATGTATCTGGCTGTCCTATTCGGCGGTCAAGAGTTCTTCCTCGCGCCTTTCACAATCGCTGACGAACAGAAAGACGAGCTAATCAAGCAGATGGCAGTCTACTGGGGACACGTTCAGACTAGACAGCCTCTGCCACCATCTAGCTCAGAAGAAGCTAAGCTCATGTTCCCTACGTCAGTGCCAGACACAACCGTCCTGGCCGACTCTACGCTAGAAGAACTGGCTAGCCTGCTGTTTCGCGTCAACGCAGAGCGCAAGCAACTAGAGACAGAAGAGGACAAGCTAAAAGCAAAGATACAGGAGCGTATGGGCAACAGAGCCGCGCTCGTAGACATTGCAGGTAATGTCCTGGCGACATGGAAGAACGACAAGGCCAGCATGAAGTTTGATGCCAAGCTCTTCCAGCAATCCATGCCTGACATCTACAAGCAATTCATGCGTGAAGTCCCAGGCCCACGCAAGTTCTTAATCAAGTAAGGAGGTTTCCATGTTTATCTCTAAAGCAGAGAAGGATGCAATCTTTTCTGAAATCAACAAGTTAAAAGGTAGCTACGACTATATGCGTCAGTGCTTGGACAGGCTCATGCTGCCAGCACCGTACGGCAGGTGCAAGGACGGTTCACCCAGGCTCAAGCCGGGAAGGAAGACCATTCGTAGAGGAGAGAAGAAATGACTTGTAGCAAATCAACAGTTAAGGTTCGCAGTCCTGACAAGAACCCTATCCATGTCCTTTACCTTGCCGCTCAAGCAATCTTAGAAGTCAACAGGAAGGCTTTCAAGGAAGCTGGCAAAGACATGGACGCCAGACAAGTCATCATGCCAATCTGGATGGATGCAAACCCTCCTCTGAAAATCACTATAGAGGTAGGCATACAGACTAACGCTGAGTTTGCAATCTTCAAAGCACAAACCAAAGACGCAGGAGAAGTGAAGTGAGCAATATCGTACCTTTCTCAGACATTGAGAGCATGGGCATAGTCGCAGCTAAGTCAAAGCTGTTCGGGTTCAAAACACCAGAAGAAGCGATGTCTATCATGCTGCTGTGTCAAGCAGAGAATATGCACCCTGCTGTGGCTATGCGTGACTACCATGTCATCCAAGGTCGTCCTGCTCTGAAAGCAGACGCAATGCTAGCTAGGTTCCAGCAAGCAGGTGGCACTGTGAACTGGAAGGTCTACACAGATGCAGAGGTCACAGGCGTGTTCTCTCACCCTGCTGGCGGCAGTCTAGAAGTAAGCTGGACTATGACTCAGGCCAAGTCGATAGGAATTGCCAATAAAGACAACTGGCGTAACTACCCTCGTGCCATGCTCCGCGCTCGTTGCCTGTCAGAAGGTATCCGCGCTGTCTACCCTGGCTGCGTAGTCGGTGTCTACACACCAGAAGAGGTGCAGGACTTTGAGCCACCTAAGACTAAGACTGTAGACATGGGAACAGTAGAGCGGGTAGACGTACAGCCTGTCGTCATCGAAGAACCTGACGGGGCATTCCCGCTCTACGTTCCCGGCAATGACAAGCCCTACAACCGTCTGCACTCAGAAGATGACTGGATTGCTGCCTACTCAGGGCTGGTAGGTCGTATCGCCTCGTCTGGCAAGCTAGGAGCTTCTGAGAAAGAAGGAAAGTACCTAGCCCTACATGAAGCAAATAAAGAGGTTATAGAGGGTTTTAGCAGTCTCTACAGGGTTAAGCTGAAAGGGGAGGTGGTAAAGGCAGGAGGGCCGTCTAGCCCAAAGCCCCACCCGTCCCCGTCAAGTATGGATTCGCTACAAAACGATCCAGAATTCTCGGACATCTCCGGGAAGTAGGGCCGCTGACACAGAAGCAGTCTTATGAGCTTTACAGGGACACGAGGCTTGCAGCACATATCGAAGTCTTTAGACGACAAGGACATCGAATCTTTACAGAGAATGTTAGTCAGGGTGGGTCGGTCTTTGCCAGATACCACTATCAACCATGAAAGGAAAAGTATGAGTGAACACAAAGAGATGCCAGGAAAAGGTGTCATGTATTTCGAACCACCAGAAAAGCGAAAGCATCCTAAAGCTCCTGACTACAGTGGCTATATCGTGCTGGAGATGGACTACAGGGCAGGAGACAAGCTCAAGCTGAGCGCTTGGCAACATCCGACATCGTTTGGGTACAACCTCCTGTCGCTGTCTGAAAACAACTGGAGTCGCAAACAGAAAGAGACTCCACGCGAAGTTCAGTCTGGCTACCAAAAGCAAAAGAGCGACTACGCATATCGCCCTCGCAACGATGACGTACCTTTTTAACTGGAGTTGAACATGAAGAAGTTTCTCGCAGCTATGAGCATTGCCCTCGTGACAACAGGAGCCTGGGCATCATGCTCTACCCACACCATCACATCTGGTGGCCGTATGGTTACGTGTACCACTTGCTGCTATTTCGGCAACTGCACGACTAACTGCTATTGATGGCAACGAAGACATCACCCACACAGAGGAGCCTCGCTTACCTGCGTGAGCAGGGCTATCACTGCGAAGTGGTAGAGAAGTGGAACAGCTTTACCAAGCAGAGGAAAGACCTCTGGGGGTGGTGTGACATCCTAGCAATACGCAAGGGTGAAGTCCTGGCAGTGCAGGTTACAGCCTCTGCTGTCAGCGACAGGATTAAGAAAATCATGGACTCTGACACCCTGGTTCTCGTCAGAGAAGCTGGTATCAGGATCGAAGTTCACGGCTGGCGCAAGTCAGCAAAGACAAACAAGTACGTAATGAGGATAGAAGACATATCATGACTCAACAGATCGAAATCAAACCATCACAGAAGGCAGTGGACAAGGGACGCAATGCTATCGAGTACTCGCAGAACCTTGTCAACATGAGCCTACAGCAACTGTGGAACATCGCGTACACATCCGGCTATGAGGATGCTGTAGCGCAGCTTAGTCAGCCAGCAGATGCAACCTCGCAATGAGGTGAGTTAGGACGTTGACCGGGGGGACAACGGTGCTGGCATCCCCCTCCACCTAACTCAGAAAGTAAACAATGACAGAAGCAAAGAAACCTCACATCTTCCTGGCGACACCTATGTATGGTGGGCAATGCACAGGATTCTTCACGCAGTCACTCATCACCACTGCAAAGATTCTCACTGACAACGACATCGAACTGTCAGTCTCATTCCTGTTTAACGAGTCACTCATCCAGCGTGGCAGGAACCTGCTGGCTCACCAGTTCATGCAGAACGAAGCAGCGACTCACCTGATGTTCATAGATGCAGACATCAAGTTCAATCCTGCTGACATCGTGCATATGCTCAGAGCAGACAAGGACATCATCTGCGGCATCTATCCTAAGAAGGAAATCAACTGGCACACAGTCGAGAAGGCAGTACAGGAGGGTGTTCCTGTAGACCAACTCAAGAACAAGACAGGCAGCATGGTTGTCAACCTCGTAGGCTATGACGGTGAAGTCACTGTGCCTATGCACGAGCCACTAGAGATATGGAACGGTGGTACAGGCTTCATGCTCATCAAGAAAGAAGCCATGCTCAAGATGAAAGAGCATCTGCCTTCTTACGTCAACGATGTGAAGGTTTTGTCTGGTCAGCCTATAGACCGCATCACAGAATACTTTGCCTGCGCTATAGAGCCGGGACTAGATCGCCTGCTCAGCGAAGACTACTACTTCTGCTGGAAAGCCCGTGAGCATGGCATAAAGATCTACGCTGCACCCTGGGTCAACCTGGGGCATTTCGGAAGCTACCTCTTTGAAGGTGGCCTGATGCCTAACGCTTCTTAGCCGTACGAGCAGACTTACGAAAGGCTTGGGCAGTGGGATATCCTGCTTGCCCAGGTCTTTTCGGAGGAAGGCCAGCAGCCCTACGCTGGTTGATGTTGTAGTACAGGCCGCGCTTTTCTTTAGGTGTGTATTCCATTATCTGCATCCCCATCGTTTACGAGCAGCTTTGCCGCGCTCACCAGTCCATGACTTACTTCTGGCACAGAAAGCCTTCTGCCTAGGGCCAGACTTTGTAGGAGCTTTGAGCTTGCTACCAGTGGCTCTGTTAGCCTTTGCACGACCCTTAGCAGTCAGGCCAGCACCCTTGCTTACAGGCAGCTTCTCGCCTCTACCTACAGATAGGTTTGGGAAATTCTTCTTAGCCATCAAGCTAACTCCCTAGACTCTGTTTCAACAGAATCAACTCTACGCATCCATCCCTTGCCAAATGTGGCGAAGGTATCTAGTCCACGCAGGAAGGATTCCCTGTGATGACAGAACTCAGCGATGATGGTTACTGGTTCCTTCTGGGCGACAGCAGCAAGAGTGGCAGGGCCGATCTGACCGTCCTGACCTACTCCAACAACTCGCTGTAGAAATTTACTAGCCCGACCAACACCAGAGTTAACGGCACAATCAAACACGCAAAGATCGACGCCACTAGGAAGGTCGTCCCCGCGAACAGCATCCCAATACCTCTTCTTGTAAAGAGGAGCAACCATATCAGGGGTAAGACTACGCATTTCTTGCTCAGTTGCAGGAGAGCCTGTCCATTCTTCCCAAACACGTTTTGTTACCCCCAGGTTGGTCATCCCGCCAGGGTCAGCAGGATGGTTGACATAGCCGCCCTCATACTTGAGTACGTGCTTGAGTGCTTCTTCCCAATTGTGTTTCATTCAAGCTCCTTTACAAGTGCGTCAGTCTTGTCTTTGCTGGACTTGGATGAGCCGTAGAAAAAACTGATGATGGTTGCTACCGCCGTGCCCAACAGAAATCCAAGGATGATGTTGGCAAAGTCCCGACCACCCTGCGGCATCTCCAGAAATGTCACGCAGAAGAAATACAGTGTGGAGCCAACTCCCCAGTACCAAGCGTACCAGTAGATGAAGTTTTTGGCTACCTTGTCTTCCTGTTGTAGAGCAGCAATTTGCATCTGCCTAGCACTATGCCTGTCCTCTGCTTCTGCTTTGAACTGGGCTAGATCAATCTCTGCCAGCTTACGGGCTGCATCTGGGTCACCAGCGATAGCCTGAGCAACAGCATTGACCTCATTTTCTACACCCAACTTGTCTGCAATCATCTTGACCGCAGCACCACCTAAAGGGCCAGCAACCACTGTGGCTAGACCAGGGGCGACAGACTTTAGTATGTTGACTAGATCCATGTCAGTTCCTCTGTAAGGCTTCAACCACAAAGTAGAAGGTGACGCCGAGAACAACCAGCGTGGTTAGGAGGGCGATGCCAATCAAGAACATATCGTCTATCTCTGCTTGGCGGCGCTTTGCCTCTGCTTTGCGCTTGCCTTCCGCACGAGCAGCATCAGCTTCCATCTGTTTGGCACGAGCGGTGATGCGCTGCCACACATCCATTTTGTTGCTTTGGAAGAAGAGCATCTTGACTTGTTCTTCAAACTCACGGGCCTGCTCAAGAGCAAGCTCAAGCTCTAGCGCCTTACCAAGCGCTGAGCCTTTGAAGCCACCAGTCTTTGCTTTCTCGACTACCTCGATTGCTTGCGCTTTGGCATCGAAATACTGACCCAGCACAGGCCCAAGGCTCTGCACATCTTGAACGGTCTTGACAGCCTTCTTGACTAAGTTGACCGCAGATGAGACAGCCGCTAGTGCGGTTATCGGGTCAATCATTCAAGTCACCTTATTTGCTGGGCTGTAAGGATTAGAGAGGGGATTGCGGGATTGTAAGTTCCAGATGGCTCATGCTCAAGGATGATGTTGGAGTTGTCTGTAAGCCAAACAAGCTCCACATAGTTCCCAGCAGCAACACTAGCAATGAAGTTCCAGGCAGCAACGACATACGGCGCATTGCTAGGCACAGTGACCTTGGTGTCAGAGTTTGCAATGTTCGCGCCGTTCAGCTTGAACCAGATGTTGACTGTGTTTCCAGATCCACCGCCACCAGTGTTGTGAAGCTGAGCAGAGAACTGGATGTTGTACGTGCCTGCGAAGGCAAACGTCATCCTGCTCTTTGTTCCTTCTGAACCAGTCTCCATCGTCACACCAGCATTGTCTGCCGTGTTCTCAGCAAACATCAGGTGAGGCGTTGTGCCGTCAGTCTGGTCTAGACTGCTGTAGAACGAGCCGTAGTAACCAGCAAAGTTGGTTATATTATTAACGGTTAACCCGCCAGCAGTCCTGAGCATTACGAACCATCCCCGGCAATGATGGTCACGACAGCCGTGCCAGAGCCAGTTGCGCCTGTGAAGTACGCATTCGCGTTGAACGTGAACACCTCAACACTGTTTGGCATCAAGCTGATAGTTGTGCCGTTCAGGGATGCGTTTGCAGTGGAGGTGGCGTTGGCAGCAGAGTCACCGTAACCCATGTAGACGACCACATTGCCAGTGTTGTGAACACGGTATTGTGTGCCGCCAATGGTTGACGAGGTGGCGCGTACAGGCGTGGGTGGCGTTACTGCGGCATTGAACGTCACCGCATTCCCCATAGGGGTGAAGGCCATGATTCCCATGATTAGTACACCTTCTTGCCGCCACCAGACGTAGGACTTTGCTTACGGGTGAAGTAGTCGTTAGGCTGGTTGTTCTTGAAGTTCCAGACGGCCTGGAAGCCACCAGCAGGCATCTTGCCAGGGGTGAACTGGCCTGGGACACACAGCTTGTTTTCAATGATGCCAGTGCCGACTTCAGCGACAGTCTTAACCGTCTTTACTTTGGGAATGAAATTCATTTCTACTCTCCTTTGCGCGTACGACAAGATACGCAAAAATCACAAAAATTGCTAGTGTAGAAACACGCTCCCACACCGGCCCCCACATCACCCAACAAGCCAACCCACCGCTGCTTAGCAGAGCAAGAATGGTGATGAGGCGGTCTGTGATGACCTCCAGACCAAGCCTGACAAACTTCAAGATTTGTGCGTCCATGACTAAACCCTCTATGTTGTGATAGCGGGATAATCATATCATCACGTATCCTTGTCGTCGTCCTCTTCCGCTAGGAAGCCAGACCCCCACTCATCATCAGAAATCTTGGCCTTCAACTGCTCTAGCTTGAGCGCCCTGTCTACCACCTTCATCTTCTCTGTGATGCTAGCAGTTCCGTCCATCATCACGGCACTCAGAAGCTGGTTGATGTGCTTCTCAAGCTCAGGGTTGATGCCAATCTTCTTCTTGCTCATCGCTTAGCCTTGCGCTTGGCCTTCCGTGCAACGCTCAGCGCGATAGCAATAGCCTGCTTCTGGGGACGGCCACGCTTCATCTCACGAGAGATGTTCTTGCTGACAGTCTCTTTAGAAAACCCTTGTTTCAGCGGCATGATTACCTCTTGCTAGAACGCTTGCTCTGACGGTCTTGCTTGCGTACACGTTGCAGGGCGCGTTGTGCGTCCTTGCTGCCACGCAGTTCGTTCTCACCACCCTCACGAGTGTCCTTGTCTTTGCGGTACTCGCTGCTTTCCTTGTATTCCAAACTGTCGTTCATTGCTGTTCTCCTATAAGGTTGAAAATACCCTCAACACCACGCCCAGCGCCAGGGGCCACGTAGCCAGTAATGGCATTACGGATAAGACGCTGACCAAGACTTGACCTCTGAATGTCAGAGATTGGAGCAACAAAAACGTCCTGCAATTTCTTGACGAGCTTGTCAGCATCTCCACGAGACATCAGGTTGTTCCTCACAAGGTTTTCAGACATCAGTTGCATATCTGTGATTGCACCTTTCAGGCTTGAGTTTGCCCTAAGTGCAATCGTTTGAGCAACAGCATCTGCCAACCTTTCTCTGCCTCCAGGTGTGGCTGCAATGATCGGAGAAATGACATCCCACTCATCTGCCTTTGCGCCCAACAAGAAGTTCATGACTCGCTTCTCATCAGTCTCTTTGCCAAGAATGATGCTCGCTTTGCTTTGAGCCTCTTGACGAAGTTTCTGTGCTTCAGCCGTCAGTGGTGCAGCCTTTGTCTCTGCCGCACCGACAAGACCTTTAGCCTTCTGCTCAGCCTCTTTCTGCAAAGCCTCACGCTGACGCTCTACAGACTTGGCAGATGCTCCGATCTGTTGCTCCGTGCCAGCAATCCTTGCTCCTGCCTGTGTCTCTCCGGCAGCAAGCGCTTTGCCTGCCTGACCTTCAGCAGTCTTCTCAAGCGCACGAGCCTGACGAGCAGCTTCTTCTTCCACTCGCCGTGCAGCAGTTGCAGCGCTTTCTTCTGTCCTAACTGCAAGACGCTGAGCCTTACCTGGGATGCCTCCCATCTCAGTTCTGAGAGCTTTTGACAGAGTCTCCCGTTTAGAGATAACACGCTCAGCAATCCCAAGCCGCTCAGCCGCCTGATTTAGCTGCTGGCTAAGAGCCGGGAACTGGTCTAGCCAATCCCTGTTTGCTTTGATCGTGCTTGCCACATCTTTGGCAGATCCACCGCGCAAAGTATCTGCGATAAACATCCGAGCAAGACGCTCAGCCTGCGGAGCGCCAACAGTCTTCACAAGCTGGTCAACAGTGCTTGCAGTAGAGAATGCCTGCTTACCCAAGGCCGCTGGGTCGGTCTTGAACATACTCATGTCGAACTCTTCTTTGCCGACAATAGCCTTGCCAAGACGGTTCTTGAATTCGTTCAGAGGCTTGGAGTCCTCTGCGTACTGTTTGAGGTACTTCTCAAACCCTGGCGAAAACTCTTTCTGGATGTTCTCTACGTAGTCAGCAAGACGACCAGCCTGCTGTTGACCGATAGCGTCATAGCCTTCTGCTGGCAAGCCAAAAGCCCTGTCACGCAAAGAGCGGCGCAGAGTCTCCAAACCTTGGAAGCTCATCTGACCAGAGCGTAGTTGATCCATCACCTTGACCAAGGACTGACGAATCTCTCCTTCTGGAACATTCAGCAACTTGGTTTCTGGGTTCTGAATTTCACGGCTCATCTGACCTATAGCATCGCTATAAGCCTTTGTGTTCATGTAGCGCTGTCCTGCTGCTTCTTTGTTTTGAGCATCAGAGAATGCCGATGTCTTGAGCTTCTGTAGGTTTTGCTCTCTGACAGCCTTCAACTCGTCTAGCTTTGACATGAACTGCTGACGGATCTGGTTGCCGATGTCTGTAGGCTTGGCAGCTTGACCAATGGATCCTAGCTGTTGTGCTGCACCAGCTTGTTGACCAGGGATGCTAGACCTAAGCCTGTCTGCTACAGAGCGCAGTCGGCCAATTCTTGCGTTGGCATCAGACAAGATGGAGTCGGATTGCTGACGGCCATTTGCGATGATTTGGTCTGCTTGCTGTTGAGCAGCAGCTTGCATTTGTGGGCCTTGTGCAGCAGCACGTTGACGGATACCTTCTGCCGCAGACTCGGATTGAGCGCGAATAGTAGCTGCGTGTTCTGTTGCTGCTTTGCGAAGACCGTCAGCAGAAGTATTAAGCTGGCTTTGCAGGTTGCTGATACGAGTCTCGTACTGACCTGGGATTCGCCCTGCTGCTGTCTGAGCTTCAGCAATGATGCGCCCAGCTTCTGTCTCCAGAGCCGTGGCAGCTTGATCGGCCATAGAGGTGGCCTTCTGAGCGCCTTGACGCAGGACAGCATAGATGTCTTGCATGGGCTTAAACGACTGCTCCCCGCCACGGATAGCCATCAACTTTTCTTCAACAAACCGCCTCTGCGCTTCTGTCAGATTCGCAGTTGCTGGCCCCTCTTCTTTCAAGAGTTGACCAAGAGTTCTGGCAGACGTACCCGCGCCTGGAAGAATCTTGTTTGCAAGCAGGGATAAGCCATAACCACCGGCTTTTGCAAATGGCTTTACAGCTTGACGAGCAAGCTCTGGAGTTGTCATGCCGCCGACAAGACGAGCAACTTCACCAGCAGTCCTGCCTCCGTCATTTGCCTCGACAACTTGACCAGCAGTCTCACCTACTCCACCACCAAACCCACCAGATACAGCGCTTGCAATACGTTGACCACGCATAGCTCGTCCAGCACCAAAAACGGCAGGGCCAAACGGGGCGGTAGGCGGGAATGCCATCATGCCTGCTCCAGCAGCAGACAAAATCTCGGGAGCAAATGCTCCAGCAACTGCACCAAATCCTGTTGACTTTGCTACGTCTTTAGCTCCATCCAGCAGGTCGTACCCCTTCTTACCTTCTGGCTGTGGAGCGGCAGGTTCAGGTGGGATATCTGAAAGCTTGAGCTTTCCTTGAGGAGCAGCATCAATGTCGGAGAGCTTCATTTGACCTCCTCAATGTCTGGATTGTTTGGGTCAGCAATACCAGTCACTCTGTACTTTTTGTTTCCGCGCTCAATGATCTGGCCGACTGAGTACTTGGACTTGCCTGGAGTTCCTCCATCGTCGCTTTCTCCACGGATGACCTTGTTGACTTCTGCGATGTAAGGAACAGCGGCCTCCAAAGCCTTCTGTTCTTTCTGCAAAGTTCCCAGGCCAACCTGCATCGCGTTGCGAACACCCTCGTAAACACGCAAGTCTCCGCGAACGATTGGCGCAAGAATTTGATCCTCTTTGCGTGTAAGAGCTTTACCAGCAGTCTCAAACTCTTTCGAGCGGAAGTAAGCAAGCGTTAGGATCAGATTCAGAGCCTCTGGATCGTCTTTAAACTGAACCTCGGCAAGCCTTGAGTCAACGGCTAAGAGGGCGGTCAGCGTGTTCCACTTGTTTTCTTTGTTGAGCCGATCCAAAACTGGAATGGCTTCTTGTATTTTTGGAATAAGGTTGTTTCGCAGTGTGTTCTGAGCCAACAACTCTTTTGCTGGCGGCTTCAGATTTTTTGCGGCAGCAGACTGTTCTGCTTGGGTTTGTCTTATCGCCAATGTTTGACGCTGAATGTCTAAGCCTTGCTGGCGTAGCAAATTTGACTCTCGTGCCTGAGCCTCACGGAAAGCCTGCGCTCTTGCGCGTTCCTCTTCCCTTGTTCTTTCTGACCACATCTTGTCGGCATTGTCTTTTGCCTGTTTGTGGTACTCGTACATAGCAGCAAGACCAAACTTGTCTGCGTACTGCTTGTAGAAGTTTGCTCCTGCCTGGGCATATGCCATGTCTGCTTGACGCAGGCCAGCTTCCTTGTCAGTCTTGTATGTCTCCAGAGCATCTTTTAACTGTCGATCTAGCGTGTCATACCGCATCTTCAGTTGCTTGATGTTCGTGTCAAACAAGTCTTTCTCTCGCTTGTACAGATCCATTCGGCCTTTTTGATAGCCTTCTAGCATTCCGTTCATGCCAGACATTGCTGCCTGCGAGTTACGCTTGCCACCAGCGCCTAACGCAAATCCTGCGATGTTGACCAGCGCAAACAACTGAGCCATGTCTCCGGCAGTCTCTTTTGTCGGAACAAATGGAGCTTCCATCTTTTCGGAAACGCCAGACAGCAACTCTCGCTGTGGAGCTTCTGCAACCTGCTTGGCAAACTTTTCCTCGACTCCAGCACGAGCAGTTTCACGAGCCGCTGTCCGTTCAGTCTGCATACCTTTTTCAAGGCCAGCAAGCTCACCTTTAGCCTCGGAAGATTCTTGTAGCGACTCTTGGAATGGCTTGATGTAAACGGGATACTGCTGCATCCCAGTCAGGCTTTTTGCTGCTTCACCGTTCATCGTTGACCTCCAGGCGCTGTAGGCGCAGTGCTGCCAAACACCCGCATGATGTTGTTCATATAGCCACTAGTCAAGTTGTTGACGTACTGGTCAGCTTGGATGCCAGCGCGGATAGCACCCAGCGCAATCTGGTCACCGATACCAGAAAGCTTCAAGCCATAGTCAGCTTGTGATTGCAACAACTGCTGTCTCACGGCTTCTACCTGACCGGCAATCTGAGCAGCGCCAACACCGCCACGAGCTTGCGCTCCCTGTGCCAGTTGTGCTTGAACAGCTTGCAGAGATTGCTGAGCCTGGGGAGTAAGTTCACCACGAGCAGCTTGAGCCTGGATCTGTTGACCTTGCTGACGGTATGGAGCGGCAAGGGCTTGCATCTCTTGTTTGCCTGCTTGACCCTGGCGAGCAGCAGCACGAGCCTGACGGCCACCTATAAGGGCTTGCAGGCCAGCAATGCCAAGCCTCGTTGGGTCTAGCTTGTCGATACCTAGTGCGCCACCAAGACGACTAAGTGCAGAAGGCTCTTGTCCTACACGACCCGTATCCATCTGACCTAGCTGATAGCCTTCAACAGCAGGAGGCGTGAAGGCTGGCATAGATGGAGTAGGAACGCCCTGTGCCGCAGCAGAGACAGGAGCTACACCACCAAAATCTACAGTAGGAGGCGGTGCTGGCGGTTCAAACTGAGCAGACATTGGTGCGCCTGGAAACTGTTGGCGCAAGTACTCCATGCTAGTGGATGGAAGTCCTGGCGACAGATCGTAGGCACTAGGTGTTGCCGCAGCAAAATCTCCACCACCAATGTTTACCGGAGTGGTGTATGCCTCATACATATACGGCTCTGAAAAGTCGGACATGATTTGGTAAGACGGGATGCCAGTGTCAGCGTGAGGCATACCAGAACCACCACGAGACTTCAGCAGAGCAGCTTCTTGCGGAGAGATGTAGGCAAGCATTTCACCTTTAGGAGCCTTTGCTTGCAACAGGGCTGCAATCTTGCGGGTATCACTACCCAGGCGAGTCATTTTTTTAACTTGAGACATATCACAGTCCTAACGCATCTTTAAGCCGCAAAGAGGCTTCATTCCAAACATCTCTGCGGGGCTTACCCGTAGATTTAGACTCAATTTCACCAGCGCCACGGTAAGAAGTCAAACCAGAAACAGGTGATGATGAGAAAAATGGAGCAGACAAAGCTTGTCCTAGGGTGGTCACGGTTGGCCCCATGATCGGTTGCTTGCGTCCACCAGAGATGTAGACATCTCGAATGTACGGAACAGCATCAACTTGGGTCATGGACTCATCTATCGCACCTTTCTCACCCAGGCCAACCTCGGCAGAAGAAAGCTCCTCTAGAGCTTGCCGGTCAATGGCTTCTTGTTCACCCTGACCGACTTCAGGAGAAGACAAATCACCTAAGGCATCAAGGTTTGCTTGATCTATAGCTGCTTCTTCACCCAGGCCAACAGATGGGTCAGACAAACCTTCTAAAGCTTGATAGTCGATTGCCTCTTGCTCTCCTTCTCCTACTGCCGGAGCCGACAGGCCAAGCAGCGGGTCTTGAGGAATAGGCTCAATGTCAACTGCCTCTGGTGTTAAAGGTTCACCAAGAACATCTAGAGCCAAGTTTTCTTCTGGAACTGTCGGCTGCGTAATAAGGTCTAAGACTTCTTGGTCTAGATTTGGAATTGTTTCTGCTACACCGCCTTGAAGACCTAAATCCTCTGGGATGGTTTCTGCTACACCTGTTTGCAAGCCCAAGTTTTCAGGAATGGTTGCAACTATCTCAGGTTGTACACCTAGATCTTCAGGAATTGTTTCAACAACACCTTGCTGAACACCAAAGTCAAAGCCTGGAGTCGTTTCAACGATGCCTTCTTGAATGCCAGGAATAACTTCTGGAATCGTCCCCGCAATTCCCTCTTGCAAACCACCTTCTACCAACCCTAATTCTTGACTAATTAAGTCAAGTATTAGTTTTTCTTGGGGGGTGGGGGGAGCGATTTCAACCGGCTCTGAAATAGTCGCGTCCAACGGCTCAGTGACCAAAATAGGCGTTTCTGAGGCTACAGGAGCAGTTATTTTGGCTTCGGGAGAGGGTGAAACAGGAGTCTGAGTAATGTTTTCTTCAACTGTTTTCGGTGTAGAAGCCTGTTTTTCAGCCGCCGCCTGAACAAGCGACTGCAAAATGGCTTGGTCAGCGTCTGTTCCAGCAGCAATGGCTCCAACAGCTTGACCTATGTTGGCTCCTAGTCCACCAGCAGTGCCAAGCCCTTGTTCTTGACCTGCAAGCATCTGCGTTTGCTCGGAAAACGGTGTGGTTCCCAAGTCAACAGCCGTGCCAAGCTCTCTGCCAATAGATCCACCAGCACCGGCAAGAGCGCCAGTGAGCGCAGCCTGACTAACATCGCCACCAGTCAGCGCAGCAGTAACAGCAGAAGCGGCAGATGACGCAACAGCGTTGGCAACTACGTTTTTGATAGCGGAGTCTGCCATGACTTCTGCAACTGTTGTTCCAACAGAGTTTGCAACAGCAGGCGCAACGCCAGCGGAAACAGCGCCTTGAATCGCGCCATCTAAAAAGTCACCGCCTTGGGCCTCGGCAAGAACACCTTGGACAACAGCAGCACCGATAACCTGAGAAGCGACAGTAGTTGCAGCAGTGCCGGTCAAAGCAGCTCCTATAGCGCCACCAATGCCTGGAGCAAACAAGGACAGTGCGATAGGAACGATAGTCGCTAGGCTTGACTGATTTGCATCTGCCGCAAGATAAGAAATTCTTTTTTGAGCAACCGGCAGAGCTTCTTGATATGCCTGTTGAATTTGTTGGTCACCAACCCCTTTGCTCTTCAAAAACGAAACGTACTGAGTTGTTGCACTGTTGTTTTTATTTTTGTAGTCGTCAAATATTGCAAGATGCAAGTTGCTCTGCACATAGGAAACAGGGTTATCCATCGCTGGCTTTAAGACGGCGTAAGCGCCTTGAATAGCCGCTCTCCTTTCTTGTGGACTAGACCCCCCAGACGACAAATTATTCATTACATCGTCATACAAGCCAGGAATAGCTTTTACTTGCTCTACCGTAAATGGAGTTCCTAAAAAGCTCATCTCACACTCCTAGCGCAGCAGCTATCTGTTGATGGATGGTCTGATGCACCCCGATCCAATCGTAGAAGTCATCTTCAACATTCCAGTCAGCATCGATCAACTGGAACGGGTTATCCAAGTCCAGAGCAGAAGCAAGCGCCTCATGCTCTTGGTTATGCACAAAAAGCCAATCGTCTAGGTTGGCAGGGTCAGCATCAGTGATTGGGTACTTGGGGATAAGGATGCCCTTGTCTGCCAAGATTTCGTAGAACAACTGGTGCTGCACACCGTTTTCAAACAAGAACTCTCCCAGGCCATCCCTGTCGCCAAACCTAACATAGGAGAGTGTCTCCATGTTCATTTGTCAGCCTTGCCATCTAGCTTGTCAAAGATGCGCTCACACATATACTCGATCCGCTTGACTGCATCACTGAAGTCATCCCTGCGAACAAAGTCGTTGTGCATGGTCTGACTGATGTCGCGCACATCACTCTTGAGGTCACGGATAGCATCCCAGATGACCTTGAGCATCCAGCCGCCTAGAGCGCCAGAACCTGCAATGACCATGTTGAACAGTTGCTGGTTGTCCATGTTAAGTGGCGTAATAAGGAATCTTTTTAAGCTGACCACCAATGCTGATGATGATGTAGCCTTCTGGGACTAGCGGCAGACTGGAGGTGGCAAACGTGGCAGACGCATTAGTCGTGTTCGTCACAGAAATGTTTGCCGTGACCTCTCCGCTTCCTATCGTCACATTGCTTAGCGTTAGGTTTCCCACGGAAGTGGTTGTTCCACCTAGCGTGATAGTCGCATTGCCTAGTGTTGCAGTGCTGTTTTGAAGCAAAGCATTTGTCACACTGCCGTTAGGAATAGCTGTGACAACATTGCCAGTGACAGCAGAGATGTTGCCACCAGTGATAGCTACGTTGTCTGCATTCTGCGTAGACATCGTGCCCAGGCCAGACACCTGCGTGTTTGCAATAGCAATCGTGACGTTGCTTGCAGAAGTAAGTCTGCCTTGTGCGTCTACAGTGATAGAGCTAACAGTAGAGGAATTACCGTAGGAGCCAGCAGCAACAGCAGTGTTGGCAAGGTTGATAGTGACATTGCCTGTAAGCTGACCTCCTCCTGACAGCGCAGTACCAGCAATGACAAAGGCAGTGTTGGGCGTTGCTCCTACGTTTGTAGGGCCAAGTACGACAACGCCAGTCTGACCGTTAACGGACAGGACGGCATCTGTGTTGTCAATCTTCTGCCAAGCCGTGCCGTTAAACAGGGCTATGTCGTTGATCTGCCAGTCGGTGATGCCGTCTAAGTTGGTCGTGCCAGCAGTAGAGACAACGTAGTAATCACCTTTGTTGCCAACTCCAGACGCTAGGAAAGGACTGTTCGCGGAAGCATTCCACGTACCCTTGTAGACAAGAGCGCCTATAGCGTTTTGGAAGGAGCTGACAGTCTTGAGCATGATTAACTGCCATCTCCAGGCGTGATGTAGACAACAGCAGAACTGCTACCGGTAACACCAGTGAAGAATGCGTTTGGTGTGAAAGTCAAGATTTCGTCTGTTCCAGCAAGCAGAGGAATAGACGGTGCAGTTGTGCTTACAGAGATAGCGGCAGCGTTGGCTGTTGCGGCAGTAACTCCTACACCCATAAACACAGTCACAGAACCAGCGTTGAGAACACGGTACTGATTACCACCAAGAGTGGTGGAGACTGCTTGTACAGCGGTAGGAGCAGTGGCAGCAGCGGTGAAGACCACCGTGTTGCCTGTGGGTGTGAATGGTGAGTTAACCATCAGGCACTCCAGGGCAGAGGCGGGGTAACCACAGGTGGGTTGATCTGGTTGTCAATCTGCTGCTGCACTGCGGCTTCAGTAGCATCTTTGTCCACACCGTTATCCCACACCCATTCCAACACTTGTTCTTGCGTCAGGTCTTCATAAGGAGTGAAGTTGACGGATGGTGCTGGGACAGAGCAGGTTGAGTACACAGAGGCGTTGTACGTTCCGTCAGTACCAGCACAAGTCCAGTGAACGGTAAAAACAACATCTGCTTGCCCATCTGCATGAGGGTAGCAGTCCATAGCGGTAACAGTCCAAGTAATGGTGGTCATGGTTGGTTTCCTTTAAGGGTGGGTTGCTTTGTATGCGTCGAACTCGGCTTTGAGTTCCTGCAAGGCTTTTACAAGGACAGGGATGAGGTCGGCATTGACTGCCTTGTACGGCTCTTCACCTTCTGGTGCGGGGTCAGCCCAAGTGTCAACCATGTCGGGGAACACTTGCTCAAACTCTTGAGCAATCCAACCACGGTCGCCTTTCTTGTCCTTGCCTTTGCCTGCCTTCCAATCAAACTTGCGGGGCTTGAGCGCCATGATTGCATCAAGACCAACGTCAATGTCTTGGATGTTTTCTTTCAGGCGCTGGTCAGAAATGGCCGTAATGGTTGTGCTGGTAGCGTAAACCGTACCGCCCATACCAACATAGAACCGTGCAGCAGCAGCGCCTGTGGAGTACACATACAGGTTCAAATCGCCATTGGTAGACGCCGATCTTGCACAAGTAATTGTCCCGCTGTCGTACAAAGTAGCGCCAACGGTTGTATCGCCCCCAGTACCTCTCGCAACAACAAAATGCCCCACGCTGGTGATACGGGCGCGTTCGGTTGCCTCAGTAGCAAACACCATTGCATCCGTGGCATGGCTATATTGCAAGTAGCCACGATAGCGATCAGTGCTGCTTGTGCCGTCTGCAAAACACAAATAACCGCTGCTTGAAGTGCCAGTGTATATCGTAGCGCCCCAATCAGATGCGCCAGAACCAACACCAATACCGTTTACAAGCCATGCCGATGGGTTGGTTTGTCCCACACCCAAATTCCCACTCGCATCCAGCGTCATTGCTTGGGTGAAGCTGATGGCGTTGCCTGCTGTGCCGGAGGGGGCGGTGTACCACTTGTGAGCGCCGTTAAACGGCTCGTATTTGCTTACCCCCCGAGTAGAGTCGATATATCTGTACGCGCCATCGTAGTAATAATTAGCCCCTAAAGATGCATCGTATGCTGACCATACAAAGCTGTTCTGACCTTGTATGTTTCCATTACCAGCCCAAGCACTCGGCGTCACCCCCAAGCCCAGATTGCCGGAGGAGTCGAGGCGCATACGTTCTGTGCCGTTGGTGTACAGAGCGCGGTAGCCACTGGCCCCGGGAAGGTAGACGTCTACGCTTTGAGAATTTTGACGGTCGTAGATTTCATACCCGTTTGCGGTGATGTTCACGCCCTGTTCAAAAACAAGCGCAGTCCCAGAACCGTTAAGGCCAGAAGAGCGATAAAACGCGCCAGAGTTATTGACTGTAGATTGCGTCAACACAATTGCACTGCCTGCCGCCGCCACATGAAGGCGTGTCGCAGGCGAACTCGTCCCAATACCCACATTTCCCGCTACTGCAAGGCCGTTGGTGCCGATACCCGCGTATGAGGAATACCCGATCAGTTGGCTCTGCTTGACTTCCAGACCTGTGGAGGTCAGGCGCATACCTTCAATAGGAGTACCCGCTGTTGCACTTACCGCCCAAACAAACGGCATTCCCGCAGCAAGAGTACGGAAATTAAATGTATTCCCTGAGCCATCCAACAGAAAGTCTGCGCCCGTGTTCGCTGTTGCGTTACGCTGGAAGAGTTGCTGGATGTACTGCTCGTTGGCGTTATCAAGAACAAACTGTCCTGCGTTGCCGCCTTTAACAGTTAGCTTGCTCCCATCAAACGTCAGCGCACTGCCCGTGGTCAGGACTTTGGAGCCGTCAAGGTAGGCCACGCCGTTGGCTGTGCCGCCGGAGAGGGTGACAGTGCTAGATGTAGTTAGCGTAGTCACATTTGCGCTAGCCGCAGTAGTTGCGCCAAGCGTTGTTCCGTTAATCGCTCCACCTGTCAACGAAACATTCCCGCTAACAAGATTGGTCACGTTTCCAGTCGTGACATTGGCAGTCGTTGCAATAAGCGTTGTGGTGTTGACTGTCGTCGCATTCGCAGTCGTCACTGTCACGTTCGTAATCGTCACATTGCCGCTGGAGATGGTCACGTTTGCCAACGTCATGTTGTTGAGCGTGGTGACAGTGTTGCCTAGCTGGATAGCTGTATTGCCCAGGGTGATAGGCGTGTTGAAGTTGCTGTCCAACTGGGACAGCGGAATGGCAGTAGTTGCTGCACCAAAAGAAAACGGGACTGGCATTTAGAACCTCACTCTCAATTCATGTTCCATCTCAAACGTGCTGACCACAAAGCCAGGGTCAGAACTCGTCAAGGTCAAACCCAAGTACTTTCCGTACTGCTGAGCGTCTGACTTGTATAGGAAATAACTGTCTGTTGTTACCCATCCGATAACAACACTAGAGTTGTTTATCCACGGGATAACCTGACTCGCATTGTTAATCCACTGGGCAAAGTTCGCAAGGGTATAGGGAGGGCTAGACCCCTGTTCACTGTCTACCGTGATGGTGAAAGTCGCTCCTTGGTCAAGAATAGCCTCTACACCAAACTTCAAAGCCTGCTTAGTGCGGATTGTGTCCTGCATAGGGCTAAGCGCAGTCTGGATCATGCTACTGATAGTCGCAGTACTGCTGTTGTAAAGCTTGTAGAAGTCCTTGTCGTCAACACCGTAGAGGTTGATAAGGCCAGCAACAGGCAAAGAGGTCACGTAATCAAGAGAACCTTGGCTTGTTAAGAACCACTTCTTGTCAAAAAAAACTGCTTGCAACTGACGAGGAGTCTCTCCTGGCGGCGAATACGTGAAGTTGAATGCCGCACACAGGATGTTGTTAAGCAAGACCTGACCACCCGTCACAGGAAGGGTAAAGTCAATGCTTGGAAAAATGCCATCTAGCGGGTCAGACAGCTTGCTTGTAGTCGATCCAACTAAAGCGTACACGCCATAGTCGTTCATGAACAAGACAGAACGGAAGTACGGGAAGATTGCCCGTGTCCGGCGCGTTCCTACGCTAGCACTGACGTTTGTGTTCGTGAACAGCGTCTGGCCTGTGCTAGACACCCTCAAGTCAGAAAAGACATTGATGCTGTCGTCACCAAAAATGTAGAGGAAGTTGTTGGCAGAGACAATCGCACGGATGTTGCCGTGAAGCGTAGAGTCTGTAAGCGTAAAGCTACCCGCAGACACGCTAGTAAAGTCAGAGTATGACCCCGCAGCGGTGTAGAACACCGTACGACCAACAGCAACCCAGACCCTGCCGGAGAACGTAGCTACATCAATGATGTCGTTGAGGCTGACTGCGGCAGTCGCAATGGCTGCATTTGTCGCTCCACCACCAGAAATAGTCACAGTAGTGTTGGCAAGATAGCCGCTACCAGGGTTGGTCATGATGACCTGGGTGACTTGACCCCCAGACAAGATAGCTGTACCAGCAGCGTTTGTCCCCGCACCAGTGATTGTGACTACCGTGTTGGCCGCATTAACATAGCCAGACCCACCACTAGTAATCACTACAGCAACTGTGCCTGTCTTAAACGTGTTGTAGCTAGCAATTGCAGTAGCTGTAGTGCCACTAGGAGGCGCTGCAATCGTGATGGTGGGGCTTGCTGTGTAGCCAGTACCTGCGTTGGTCAGCGTGATGCTGTTGACCTGCCCTGTAGCAACTACAGCCGTAGCAGCAGCAGCGCCTGTAGAGAACGTCACACTAGGCGCAGTTGTGTATCCACTTCCTGCGTTGGTGACAGTGACCGCAACGACAACGCCACTAGCAATCGTAGCGAAAGCTTGGGCTTGTGTACCCCCTGTTTGGTCAGGAGGCCCGATAGTCACGCCAGGAACAAAGGTGTAGCCAGACCCGCCAGAAGTGATATCTACCGCAGAAATGCCGCCAGAGCCTGTGCTGATGGTAGACACTGCTGTAGCCTGCACACCATTGGCATCGTTAGGCGCAGAGATGGTGACAGTAGGGGCGCTGACATACCCTGAACCTGGGTTTGTAATGCCAATCGTACCTACAGAGCCGATACTGACTAGGTTTGCGCCATCCCAGTTGAACAAGCCCTTGCTAGGGTCGCCAATGATTACTCGCTCATCGTTGTATTGAGCGGTGGAAACGCCAGAGTTGGAGAATGTTCCAGCAGTAGCGATGTTGCCTATGCTGCTGGTTGTGATGTTGACAAACTGCGCTCTGCCATTGTCTTCAAAAGACAAGAGGTAGTTGTCGGTGTTGAGGTTTGCAGACTCTAGAGCGGTAACCGTGTTGGCGGCAGAGATGTTTGCACCAGCACCAGTGGTTACTTTGGTCTGAGCTTTGACAATCTTGATGTTGCCAAACCCGATAGGCATTGCGTTCTCAATCCATGAGAACTCTGCCTCGTCGATAGCCGTCCTGTTGGCCTTGGTGTTTAGGCCCTTAAAGTTCTTGATGACAGCATAGGACTTCTTTTGCTCTGCTGCTGCCATGATTAGTACGGGTTAGAGTAGGGGTCTGGGATGCGCCGTGTGTACGTGCTATTCAAAGCAGCTTGTACGCTCTTAGCGTACTCTTGCTTGTAAATTTCTGCCTCACCATAGCTCTGCTCTTTGTACTTGGCTTTGTACGCAGCGTAGAAGGCTACAGGAGATGTGTAAGGGTCAACGATCTGGTCAACCTGAGTGGTGGCTGACAAAGACAGTGGGTTTGGCAAGATGACCGTATCTATCTCGCACGGATAGGACTGATCTGGCACTGGGCCAATGTACACCTGTCCTTGACCATACATGGAAAAGCAAACAGGTCTACCTACGTAGTTCTGCCAATAACGCAGTTGTGCGTTGAAGTTTGTCCAAGGCAAATAGCGCAGAGGGATGCGGCTATTGCCCCAGAAGATATTTACGTTGAGTACGTCAAGTGTTTGCACACCCCCCGGCAGGGCTGCAAGACTGATGATTTCAGAAGGACTGTCATACGTCAGCGTAGCCGTACCATCTGCAAACGGAGTAGATGGGGGATAAGGCTGAGTGCCTGTAGGCCAGATCGGGACAGTAGAACCAAGAACACCGCCAGTGGTGACTTGGTAAATGAAGATGTTGTTGAAGACAAAATCACCCGTGCTTACGGTAGCACCTGCTGTCCAGGCGACAGCAGCAACCCCTGTAGATGACAGGGGAGTTGAGGTGATTTGAAGATTACGTAGACAGCCTGTATCTCTTACCGTGCGCTCTCGTGCCGCATTGATGTCATCCGTCAGTTCTTGATCTGACCAGAAGACACCGTTGGCATCGTGCAAGAGCCTACGGACTTCCGTAAGGTAGGAAGCAAGAGTAGCCATCTACGTTCCATTTTTTTACGCAACCCGCTGGCGAGTGGCTCCCCCACCACGCTTTTCAACGTGGAGGGGTACTACACCAACCGCCGAGGGTAACGAGCGGTCTTCTTCAATAAGAGGTTTGTCAGAGATGATGAACTTTGACAACCTCTCCAATCCTTGTTCGAGTTCGGAGTGAAGCTGCACCCAACCCAAACGGGTCAGGTGCGGCTCTTTGTCTGTCTGGCCGTGACCAAAAATAAAGTGAGCAGCTACTGTCGTGATTTCAACTGGCTTGCCGATAGGAAACTCTACCGACTTGTAGTTGTACGTCACGACAAGAGGTTTGTCGCTTTGATTGGTAACAAAGACAGTTTCACTCATAGGTTCACAATGTCGCCGTAAACCGTTACGTCACAAGTTCCACCACTGACTGCGGTGGTGACTTTCACGAACAGAGCGCCAGCAGAGTACACCGTAGTGGCGGCTCCCGCTGCAAGCGTCAGGTCTTGGAAAGTACTGGTGCTGGTGACGTTGGACAACTGAGTCGTGCTTGCTACTGCATTTGAGGTGTTACCGTCACTGGTAGTGATGATAGACACGTTTGCGGTAGCAAGACTCTTGTTGGCGTTTGCAACGGTAATGCGGCGAACAATGAAGCTAGTACCCGTAGTGCCCATCACGGCAGCGATATTGCTGACCGCGCCAACACTAACGGCTTGGCCCGATGCAATAGCGTAGTTGCCGAACTGGTCTGGGTAGTCTGAACTTACATGGTTCGCTTGCATTGCAGACTCCTATCAGCTTGTGTAGGTGCTGCCAACCGACTGACCACCATTGGTAGCCAGCAGGGTGACGGTATCGCTAGACGCAGAAGTCTTGGCGAACACATTTACACCATCAGAGATGATGACCCCACCAGTGTTTGCCGCCATCAGAGTGGTATTGGACGAGCCATTGTTGGCAATCACGCTGGTGTTCGCTTGCGGGAACATCAGGTAAACGCCAGCAGGAATGACCGTGCCATTACCAGTGCTAACAGCAGTGACAGTGGTAGTCAGGAAATACGCACCAGCAGTGTTGGTGGTGGCATTTGCCAGGATGATTTTGTTTGTGGACAGTGACATCTTCTACTCCTTACAGCGAGAGGTAGTTGTAGTTGCTGACCGCTGTCATGGCTTTAGGCTTGACGTTGACAAGTTCTGCAATCATCAGAACTGCACCGACATAGCCAATCTGCCAGTTCGGGAGGGTGGACTCAAAACCCGTGAACACAAACGAACCTTGCTCATGGATGTAGAGCGACAGGTAGTTGGTGTTCAGGAAGTACACGGTTCCTTCTGGGCAGTACGGATCTGGGTAGATCGGAACGCCAGCAACCATCAGGGCGCGGAATGCAGCCTGGGGGCCATTCGGGTCGCCATCAAAACCAGAACCTGGAGTGATGACGTACTGCTCTTGACCAACAAAGTCTTGAGCCAGCAGAGTCCAAGTGCCAAAGCCGCAAACACCGAACGAAGGCATCTCAGCGCCGTTTTTCACAGTGCCGGAGATGTATTGCAGGATGTTCTGACGAGTCGGGTTCTTGGAACCTGCGTCATAGGCTTTCGAGCGCCACCAGCTATAGGTGCTACGGTCAATGTTGCCATAAGTGCCAGAGGCGCTAACGGCAGCAGGCAGACCGATGAACTGCTGAGTGTTGGTCGTGTTGTTGTACAGCGCAGTCGCCATAGCATCCATCATGACGTTGGTCGCATCATTCATGCGAGCCTCAATCAAGGGGATGATTGCTGCGTCTTGCTGAACTGCACCTTCCATCCCGAGGAACGGAACGGGAGAAATCATCAGCTTGAGGTCAAACTCAGCGTTGTAAGCGCCTTGCTGGACTGACGGCTGAGCGAACGAGCCGCTGTAGTCAGACCATTGAGCGTTCACGAACTGAGCGCCCTGAACGGGCACAGTTACGGACGACACACCACCAGAGGCTTGCTGACTGTTAGCAATCAGTGCCGCCATCAAGGGCGTAGAGTTATAAAGTTGGACAACCAGCTTAGGAATGAACGCACGCCGAGTGACATAAGTCAGTTCGGTGAACTGCGAACTACCTGTTGCCGGAAGAATACCGCCACCAATAGGCATGGTTCTCTCCTAGAAAAAAATACCCTCTTTTACAATCCAATGGGTCGCATAGGTTTGCGAACATCATTGAGCGCTCTCACAGCTTCTTCACGGGCGGCGTTTGCCGGATTCTTCCAGAACTTGTTCAGGTCAAAAGACTTGACGGCTGAAGGTTGGTATCCAGAAGGAGTCGGTACTGCCGCCTGTTTCATCCACTGGTGATACTGTGCCGCAGTCTCATGGTCGGCGATTTTCTTCTCCAACATGAGTTTCTCCACGGCATCAATTTCGTCTTCATTGTCTACCAGACCCTTTTTCACCAACGACTGCCGCCGCTTGTCCAGCATTTCCTGCGCTTCTTTAGCTTGCAGTTTTGCACGGATCGCATCGTTTTCCTGCCGCATCTGACTGATGGCAGAGCTAGTCCTGTCATCAATTTCTAGTTCAGGAATAGGCAGATCGGGATTGACCTTTTTGGTCATCCGCAAGAAGTCTTTGCGAGTCTCTGGATTGTCAGCAAGACGCTGAGCCAGAGCCGCAAGTTCATCCCGAGCTTGGGGAGAAAGATTTTCTAGAGACATTTGTTACCCTCTTTATACGATTAAATGACTTTTTTCCCGTCGCCAGGCTTCTTCACGGCCATCCCGCTTTTCCCAACTTTGCTGGGAGAAGACAGACCGCCGAGTTCAGAGAAACGTGGGGTGTTGGTGACAGAACCGTTTTGTTGGTTGTTGTCAGTGGGGCGGCGGGGAGCAGCAGCGCCACGGGGCTTGAACAAATCCATGATGGACTCCTTTTACATTTGGGGTGGTGTTGGCATACCGCCCATAGGCGGCATACCAGGGACGGGCGCTTGTGCTAGAGCTTTTCCTTCAGGCGTTGCGCCACCAGCTTGAGGAAGCGATTGCAGCATCTGAAGAATCTCAGCTTGCTGAAGTTCGTTAGTCTGGCCTTTGCGTGGGCCAAGGATGCCAGTCAGGTTACGAATGGCATCTAGCGTCTTTCGAGCTTCTTCCGATTCTGTTCCTAGCGCAGGAATCGATTGCTCTAGCAGATCCATCGCCATGCCGATGTTAATCATCGCAGCTTCCCGGCTACCCATCTTGGGTTCTGGGGTAGACATTGGCGCGGAGATAGGAGGAGTTTCAGCGTCAGTTAGAGGTGCTGGAGGAGTAGGCATTGTTCCAGCCGCAACACCAGCGGGACTTCCGGGCATAGGCATAGCTGTGCCTGCCGATCTAGCACCCCTCATCAACTCCATCAACTTGTCTGCCGGAACACTCATCTCAACTCCTTAGCGCGGTTTGTAAGCGATTACAAACTTTTTTGCAATAGGCCGGGGCATTTTATGTCAGCCCCGAAAGACAAATCCTTACGGATTACTTACGGCCTTTACGACCTTTACGACCTTTACGCATGATGCGCTCCTTGGTTCAGAGGGGCCACTTGCTTATGGGGGGAAGCAGCCATACCCAATTCCCTTTCGGGGAATCAACGACGAGTCTTACGACCCTTTTTCTTCATACCGTACATTTTTCACTCCTTAACGGCGGTTGTAGTCCCGTTGACTACGCCCAGTATAGGTTTTAAACCCTGTCTGGCGCATTGTCAAGCTTGGCGTACCTTCACCTCTTTTCAGGGATTCAGTCGTCACGCGAGGCTGGTCGGCCTTGGGAGCGGTCATCGCTTGGGTTCCTGGTACTGCTGCCATCATCCCACCTGTTTAAGTTGGGGCTTGCCTTCTGGCTTGCCTTCTGGTTGAGGTTGCGTATCCTGCTGAGCTTGCTTGTTTTCTTGTTCTTTCTTGAGCCGGTCTTTGAGCATTTGCTTCATAGGCGGGTCAATCAAGTCGAGCAAGGATTCTTTGTCGATGACTTGTGCGTTGAACAGGCTAAATGCCATTGTCCGTAGGTCTTCCATGAAGATCGGACTGTTGGAGTGTGCATCTACCTTGACCACAAAATCTTTGGTGAACTGGTCTGCGATGAATGGAACACCGTTTTCATCAACGTAGTGCGTGTCATCGTATTCCTGCATACACCGCAGGTATAGCGTTGCCAGTTTCTCTAGAGAGTCTTCAATGACGAGGGCGCGTTTCTTGGCACGGCTGGAGCCAAGACGGGCAAGCTGAGAAGCATGACCTGACGACCTCACGCCTGATTCGCCACGACCCTGCAAAACACTCACAATGCCACTGGCTTCCTCAAACATCAAGTCAATCTCTCCGATTTCGCGGAACAAATCAGGAGGAATTTGAGGAGCGAGTTTCTCAACCTTGGCACTGGGCATATCAGTAGCAAGCAGGCCACCAGCACGGTTGAGAGCAAAGTTCTTTTCATCGAGGATGCCCGTAAATCCGATGAGAGCCGTTGGTGGAGAGACTTGTTTGCTTAGCAAGTCAAGAATCTCGGCCATTCGCTTGTTGCGAAGCTGCTGCAAGAATATGAGCCGCTGAACTTCTGACATCCCCCAGAAGTAGTCGTACAGGGGATTGGGGCTAATCTGCACGAATGGCAGTTCACCCTTGAGGAACATAGTCTCATTGGGCCGGTCATAGATGATGACGTTCGGCTCTGCTTTCGTGACCACTTGGTAGTCATGAATGTCATCGTCCCAAACATACAACTCGACCATCTCAATGGTGTCTTCAGCAACTTCTGCCTTGTAGCGATTCATGCCGCCCAGATCCAAGTTCACATTGCCGTACAACGTGGGGTTTGTCTGGTTCATGATGATGCGCTCAATGCCATTGGCAACTTCTGTGCGCTCATGCGGCATCGCAGACACCCGCTTGACAATGCTTTCCCGGTCTTTATGCAGGAAAAGTTGGCTGTAAAGCTCAGACTTTGTGATGTAGTAGGTGTGGATAAAGGCTTCTTGGTTATCCAATCCGGGAATATCTTCCCGTAAAACACCTATGCAGGCAGGCTCAACATAGTGAGGATGAGCGCTTTTGCCCTTCATCACCAGCTTGATAAACCCGCTGTTGTAGCAAAGTGCCCAGGTTGTAGCCAGCGCGAACTTCTGATCTGCGTTGCTATCTAGCCAACGGTCATTCAAGGCGCGTGTCAGAACTGGAATCTTGCTATGCTCGTTCTTCTTTACTGACGCACCTACATTGATGCTGAACCTAGTTGTCTCTGCTGAGTAGAGAAAGCTGGTCAGTTGGTCAATGTGGGGGAAGATTTTGTTGTAAAGAGCAGGGGACTCGTCTGGGCCATTGCCAAACAAGTACCAACTCCGCAGAGAGTCATAGTCAGTCTTGCGATTTTCACGCGAAACCAAGCATTTCTCGATGAGATCGAGGTAAAACTCCTCTCTCTCGATCAGATCAGTTGGAATTCTCATGATTTGCTAACCTGCAAGTTCTCATGGTCGTTGATGATAACCCCGGCTCTGGGGCCAGTCAAATTTCCTGCCGACTTAGGGTTAATACTTACAGTTTCGTCTTTTACGGGCTTGAACTGACCGCCCATGACGGACTTCATGCTGATGTTGCCACCTCCACCCCAGATTGCTTGGTCTCCAGGGCGTGGGCCTTGTTGTTTTTGCTGTTCTTTCATGGCTGCGTCTGCTTCTGCGAACTGTTTGTCCGTGAGCTTGTTATGGCGTTTCATGTAGCCAGTCTGGTGTTCGCCTTCACGGGTAGTCTTGATGTCGGTCATGTCGTAGTCAATGGCAAGCTGCTGAACGGTCTTGTCCGTGCGCTTAGTCTTGTCTGATTTGAGGCCGACAGGCTTGAGGAACACAACACTGAGTTCCCCCTTGCAGTTTTTCATGGGGCATTTAGGCTCCCATGCTTCAAAAATTCCGTGTGTCTCGCAGTAGTAGTCTTTCAGGACAGCCATTTTTACCCTCTAAGTTGTTCGTCAAAGCTAGGATTGGAATAGTCATGTCGGTTGACGAGTCCGACCTTGACTTTCACGCCTTCAGGAGTGACCTGTAGTTTTGTCTGTCTGATGATGGGAGGTTGGGCAACGCGCCTGTACTCGACCCAGTGTTTTCTGGTGTGGTCACGCATGACTTGCACAGCGCCTTCTTTCCAGTGAGCGTATGCCTTGTTTACTCGCAGTTGTATATGTTCTGACAGCGGTTCTTCCTCGTAGACAAAGACTGTGTGGAACATCCTGTGAGAGATGCCAGCCAAATCGCAGAAATGCTGGATAGAAATGCCTCTGTCCTTGTCGTCATAGAACCGGCGCATCTGCTTCTTCAACTCGACTTTGCTCAGCGGTTTCGCGTTTGAAGTAGACAATTTCGTACCCCTTTTTCAACAAGAAGCCCAAGAACATTTGCTCACCGTGCATATTTTCTGGAGCGTTTTGAGTCACATCAACCATAAGCTTGTGAGCGCCAACTAACTTGCGGGTAGGCGCATGACATCCAAAAAGCTTGGCAAGGTCAATGTCGTCGTGATATCCCGGCCCCATGTACTCAATAGAAAAGTACTTGGCAATGCCATCAGGTGCGTAACGCATCCCGACCTTTTCCAGATCGTTTCTCATGAAACCAGACAACTGCACATCTTCATTGCAGAAAGGTTGGACATTGAATGCTCTGTGAATGATGCCGTACTTGCCTGGGGCTTGCATCATCCGTTTGCTACGTAGAGACAGGCCACCATTTTGGATGATGTGCATAGGCTCTTTTTGCTGCTGCCAAGTCCAGTTCCAGTAGTACTGGCTACCAGTCAAAGCACAGTGGGTAGGCGCACCTATGTAGTCGTACTTGTACCAGTCAAGATCAAAGTTGGTTCCGTCGATTACAAAACCGTCATCTTGGACTATGAGTGCATGGTCAGTGTCGATGAAGTTATGCAAGGCATACATCATGAACCACGAGTACTGGTAGTAGTCCAGAGAAAAGATGGGCTTGTGTTCTATGAACCAAGGAAGCGTTGCAGGGCGGCTAGGGCTTAGCAAAAGAGCCTTACTGCCTGGAAGCTGCGTCATGCTCTTGACGAGGCTAGGAATGGCGCTAGAACCATCGTTGTGGCCGTAGACAGCTACGACTGTGAGGTTACTGTGCGCCATACATCCCAATCCGCTTTAGGTAGTCACTGACGTTCCTGCCAACAGCAATCTGCTCAGGCGTGTAATTTTGCTGAGCCTTGTTGACTTCTCTGGTTATCTTTGACGCTATCAGGCGAGGCTGGATCTGCTCGGCAAATGCAACAGAAGCTAACGCAGTTGCAATGACCCTGTCGTCCTTGCCGCGCCCAGGAGCGCCCAGAAATCCGTTGTCACGAACAATGCCCTTCATCTCTTCCAGCAAGTCCATGCTGTAGATGCCCATCATCTCCCGCTCAAAGTAGTCTTTCATGTAGTTGAGCATCCGCTCTTTTGTAGAGGCAGTAGTCAGGTATCCGATGCTGTTGGAGATGCCGCCTAGCGTATCGTTCCTGCGCCAGATGTAGTTCTGCATGGAACCCAGCACATCCATGAGTCCATGACCTACAGGCCCACCCATGCTCACCGCCATGCGTTTGAGGTTACGTATCTCGTTGATGACTGCTTGACCAGGGCCGTTGACCTCAAGGTTCAGAGTCGAGTTCTTGTAAGCGCCAGCAAGGTGAGCAATGACCCAAGCAAACTGATACGTGTTGAGTTCACTGGTTGCAAACTCTGCTACTTGGTCAAGGCCGTCAGCGTAGCATCTGAACACCTGTATGCAAAATCGATCTGCCCAGTCTGAGCTTCCGTAGGCTGGATCGGCTCCAATAACATAGTAAGCTGAGTCGATGGGCTGCTCCCAAACGCTAAGCGTGGACAGTCGCTCTGTGGACTTAAGCACCTCGGTGTCTTGGAACAACTGACCAAAAGAGTAGCGGTAGTTTTCACAGTCCCTCTTCTTACTTTGCTTGGCAGCTTCTGTGCATCTCGTGTGAGAAAAGAAGCTAGTGCCTGTCATCACAAAAGCGTAATCCTCTGTAGGAGGAAACTCTTGATACATCAGAGTCTCATCCTTGATGCCCTCATGCATCTTCCAACGCCACCATGCCATCTGCCTGGAGTTGATGTCAACACCATAGAGCTTCTTGATGTCCTTGACCCACTCTTTCTCTTCTGACTTGAGCTTGCCATCCCAGTAGACCTTGTAGATCTGGGAGTCGCCAGCAACAGAGTAGAACTCGTTACGCCACCATCCGCAGAAGATTGCTCTCTGAGTCTTTGCTCGCTTGGCAGTCTTGTACATATCGTGGAACATATTGAAGCCCTGAGCCGTGGATTCAAACATATACAGACGCTCAGGATTCTTTTCTGCAAGAGAGGCTATCAGGGAAGCTAAGCCTTCTTCATTGCCCCAGGAAGCCGTTTCCGTACCGTGAAGATAAGTGATAGCCTTGCCCTGCCCCAGTCGAGACTTGTTACCCGCGATTTGGTAGAACAGCCTGCTCCTGTTCTTGAGAACCATCTGGTTTCTGTTGTGGGCAACAAGTGGAATCTTGTACTCTTTCGGTAACCCTTCCATGTACATAGCAAGAGTCGAGCGGAACATATCCCTGTTCTCTTCCGTGTCGGCCACCAACGTACCTTGCCAACCAGGATGCGTGAACTGCCAGTAAAGGTCGAGCGCGAGACTGATGGTGGTAATTCCCAACTGACGACCTTTGAGGATGACAAAGAAATGAACATCCTCATCCAACCCCTTCTGAATCTCTTCCATGACATACGTCTGCGTCCCCAGCAACGTACCCATCTTCTTCAAGCCCTCCTCCTTAGTCTCAATCTTGAGTTCAGAGCAGAACTTGTAAAACTTCTTCAGATCAAAATTCATCTTGCCTTCTTGTCGTCAAAGTCATCAAGGTTCCAAGCAATGATGTCACCAGCAACCGTCTTGTTCCTGGCACACCGAATAAGCTCACTGTAGAAGTGTTCAGAGTACTGCTGCCTCCACTGAGCAGCAAGCTCCCTCTTTGACTTGGCGCTAGTGCAGGACAAAGCCCTCTTCATCTCCCACTGCAACCTCTTGCGAGATGCGTATAGCTCTGTCTGCCACCGCATCTCCATATCCAATCCTGTAGCCATCAGATGCCGCCTCCTGCACCAACCGAATCAACTGCTCCTGCTTCTTCTGCTCGTAAATAAGGTGGGCCATCAGAAGACGACAAGTCTCCCTCAACTCATCCTCACCCATCCACAAAAGCGAAGTCACCTGACCCTCCACACCCGAACTACATCACCCTCAGTCCTGGCCTCAAACCGACACCCAAGCCGCTTGCCAGCCCTGTAGTTCGCATTCAACACCTTACCCCTGGCAGCAACAGGAACTACAAAGCTGTCCCCAACATCCATCTCCTCGTACGGATAGGCATACACCACCCTCGGCTGTGGCATCCGTACACCTACTTCTTTCTCTATCGCAGCTATCGTCATCTCTACACCTCTACGTATAACCATATCCTACAGGCAAAAAAAGACCAACACAAGGGTTGGTCAAAGCGGGCGGATTCCCTGATTGAAGTGGCAACTGCAATCGAAGCCAAGTCTACCAAAAACACGAATTTGAAAAATTCTTGTTCAGAAAACACGAATTTTTTTATGGGGGGTGCAATGTGGGGGCCACACACTAAGCAATCTCAAGTCCCATTCACCTGGGCCGCTCTGTATGTGTCTGGCTGTGGCTGTCTGTCTGTCTACCCATACCCAGCCCTAGGCTGTCTGTCTGTATCTCTACCCTGTCAGCCTGTCGGCCTATGCCCTGTCAGACCCTAGCAACCCCTATGCCATATTAGGGAAAATCCCTAGTGAGCGGGAGGTGAAAGTCTATGCGTTTCTTGCATAACCCCATGTGTCTTTACTTTAGTCTAGTTAGTAACCACACACTATATCTAGTTCTTAAATAGACTTTAACTATAGAGAGAGTATAGACTATAGCAATAGTCTAGCCACACTAGGGAAACCACCTAGAAAATAATCTAGTGTTAGGTGTTGACAAGGGTAACACTCTGTATAGAATAGAATCACTGCAACAGAGCAGTGTCTAACTAGTTGGAGGTTTCCACAATGAATAGAGAACAATGGCTAGAGCTTGCAACTACAGAGTTGCGAGGGCTGTTTAAACAGCATGGCTACACACTGCCTGAGCGTGTACGGTCTAGTTGCGGGTTTCCTTCCAAGTCTGCGCTGAGTGCGAAGAATCGGAGAATCGGGGAATGTTGGTCTGCTAAGGCCTCCGCTGATTCTTACGCTGAAATCTTCATTTCACCCACGCTTAGCGATAGCTCTAGGGTTTTGGACATTCTCGCTCATGAGCTTATCCATGCTTTGCATCCGGGGGCTGGGCATGGTAAAGCGTTTAAACACACTGCCACTGCTATCGGGCTTGAGGGCAAAATGACGGCCACTGTAGCAGGCGAAGCGTTTAAACAATGGGCAAAGCCAGTTATTGAGCGTTTAGGTGCATACCCTCACGCTGAGCTTATCCCGGCTAACGCTAGAAAAAAGCAAAGCACCAGAATGCTCAAGTGCTACTGCTCAGAATGTGGCTATACAGTGAGAGTTGCGGGTAAGTGGCTTGATGACATGGGCGCACCTCATTGTCCATATCATGGAGAGATGCAAAGCGTTTAAACAGTCTATCCTGTAGCATCCTAGGGGTGCTATGGGCTGTACTGTCACAGCGAAACCTAAAGGCTGTTGCCATGAAAGTTATTCCTATCTCTAAGGCTGTTGCCAAGTCTGTTTGTGGCTCTCTGACTCAGACTAGCAAAATGCCATGTAAGAGTATGAGCTTGCCTACTGAAGCCTGTCAGACTGGTTTCAGAATGGCACAGATACCCGGCTCTATTTGCTCAGACTGCTATGCCGACAAGGGTTTCTATGCCATGTACGCTAACTCTATTAAGCCTAGCCAATTCGCTAGACTGGATGCAGTGTGGCAAGCAATGGAAAGCTCAGAGTTAGCCCTTGCATGGGTTACTGGCATGGTTAGCTTGATAGGGTCTGACTCATGGTTTCGCTGGCATGATAGTGGAGACTTGCAGGGTCTAGCTCACCTAGAGCTTATCGCTAGCGTATGCGAAGCCACTCCCCATTGTGAGCATTGGCTCCCTACAAGGGAATTCGGCATGGTTAAAGAATACATCGCTAAGCATGGTGCTTTACCCGCTAATCTGACAATTAGGCTGTCTGCTATGTATCCAGATCAACCCGTAAGGATACCCGCTAGCCTACAGGGTATCCCTGGCATTACCGCTAGTAACGTACACAGCAAAGCTCAGCCTGTAGGACAGGCCTGTAATGCACCTAGCCAGAATGGGGAATGCCGGGACTGTAGGCTGTGCTGGACAGACGCAGTAGTGTCTTATGCCCTGCACTAACTGACAGAGCCAGGGTATGGCTCTACAGGGGCCATATCCGGGAATTGTCCCGATAACAGATAGGTGGTTACCATGAAAACAATCACAGCCAAGTATCCCGGAAAGTGTTACCGCACAGGGTCTGCTATCAGGCCAGGGGATAGCATTGTCTGGCATGGAAAGGGTAGATCTGAGCTTGTCTCTACTGATAGGGTAGACACAATCACCCTGAACAATCAAGGGGTCTACCGTACGTACACCCGTAACGCTAGGGGACGCTGTGAAGATGCACCATGCTGTGGCTGTTGCACCATCTAACCCTACCTAGCCCCTAGCCTGTGGGTTAAAAACGCCCCCAGGCCCGTTTAAACCCGTTTGAAAGGATGTTTCCCATGCAAGATAACCCGAACCTTATCCCTGCCGCCAACTGGCAAACCCAAGCCAGAGGGTCTAACGACCAGGAATATCAGATCTACCTAACCTTTGCTGATGATGGCAAAGGTGGTGATATCACCCGTAATGGTTCGCCCCTTTTAACCTACGACGAATGGATGGCAGCATGACAGAGCCACGCGACACCTACAAACGCTTCCCCCGAACACTTGAGGAAGCTTTCCCCCGACACTACAGGGAGCAGTTTTGCCCCATACGCGCCTACAAGCCCCGACACGTTAACCCTGACTGGCTTGTCGCTATGGGTTCCATGTTTGCCCTGGGTTTCCTAGTGGGCCTACTGGTGGCAGGGGCTTGACAGCCCCCAGCCCCATCTAGTAGAGTTGCCCCCGTTGTCGTCGCACGCAACAGATGAAAGCCGTTTACTCATGCGTTCAGGCCTCCGAGACTACTCGGGGGGTGCGACCCGAATGCAGCAGTAAGCGGCTTTTTTGTTGTCTGTACGTCATCAGATCCGGGGGCATCACCCACCCCTCTATGCGGTTGAAGCGACCAAGTAGGATAAAAACGGTGAGTCGGCCTTGTGTCTCCTGGGTGAGCATCCCTCGGGGCAGAGAAAAGTCGAGCCAGCAATGGTCAACCGTGATAAACGAGAGCTTCTGTCCCCAGTGAATAACACTGTGGATAACTTACCCACAGGTTCCCCCTCGGGTGCATGAGTTGTGCAAGATAGAAAAGTAAACAAGAAGGATGTTTCCATGACATGGCCCTTTCCACCATTCCCTAACCCTCTAGACCGCCCAGGATTGCCCCCAGGCCGGGATAGGTACGTCCCCAGTGATGAGGATGAACCTGCCCCATTTGTAGAGGTGAAAGCCCCAGCGCCAGCGACCAGGGGCTGCTAACTTAACCTAGGAGAAAAAGATGCAAGTAGAAAAAGATGTCCCCATTCCAAACAAGTACCCCTTCCAAGACATGGAAGTAGGAGACAGTTTTGAGCTAGCCCCAACCATGAAGAGAGCCACTGTCACTGTTGCTGCCCAACGGTGGGGACAAAAGCATGGTGCTAAGTTCACCATCAAGAAGACAGTACAGAACACCTACAGATGCTGGAGGATTGAGTGATGACTGACCAAACGCTTTTGTTGTTGCTTGCTGACTTCTACGCTAGTCATATCAGGATGTGCCAATTCATGGCAAACGCAAGGTTCAGGTTTAACCTAGGCAATGACAGAGAAGTCTGGGACAACCTTTTCCACTGGTGTCTAGCCAGGGATAGAAGCGAAGAACTTCTGGACAAGTTCAAGCACCAATACCCACAAGCAATAGCCCTGAAACAAGGATCC